ATTAGCATCTCCTGTATTAACATCTTCTGGATCAGCAATATTACCTTTTGTTAATGGTATCAAACCACTCATTGTAGATAATGAAGATTTACCACCGCCTGCAGTAATTAATTTATAACAATATTGATACATCCCAACTTCCAATTGGCCACCTATGTCAACACTAGTTAGATATGGTTCCGAAAAATCTGTTCTTGGTGTGCTTTTTAAATCATTTAGTTCATATGCAAAAGAGTCTGAATCTTGATAATTAAAAGATCTTAATGGATTTATAAAATCTGTCCAATATAATCTTTGAATACAACTATTTTCTACTATTCCTACACAAGATATTCTACTAGTTTTAGCAAAATTTAAAGTATTATTATACAAAAGAGTAACTTCAGCATCATTTAAATCTGAACTTGCTGTTTTATCATTATAAAATGAAAATTTCCATAATTGTCCATTACTTGATCCTAATACACTGTCGTAAGTAAATAAGAATAAATCTTTTTTATAAGAAAAATATCCAACTATTTCTAAATTACATAATCTAGCAAGTCTTGTCTTTAGATATATAGGAGTATTTCCTTCTACAAGCGTTCCTGAAACATTCGTAAAAATAGTTGCTGATGCAACTTTATGTGAATATCCTTCATTACCTGGATCATAAGAACTACCCTGATAAGTTATACCTTGTAAAACAGTATAATCTCCTGTCACAGGATGAGCTATAGAATGAATAACAACTTTTTCTCCACTCGAACTGGCATAAAATAATTGATATGAAGAAGTCGCTATTTGGTTAGGAATATTAAAAGAAGTTCTTAAAGCATTAATTATATCTCTTATATGCTCACATAATGCTTTGGTGGTAGTATATTCAATTTCTGTTATTTCAACAGTAGTATTAGAAACAGAAGTTCCACCTGCATCATAAGTGGTATAAGATAGCTCCCATTTATATGCAGTTCCTGCTACAAGTGTATTAGAATTATCAGGATCAACATTTAATGTTATTTCATAAGTTCTGGGAGCACAAGGAATAGTTAATGTCTCTCTATTACCTTGAACATTTTCAATTGTAAATGAATTACCATCTTCAGAAGTTAATTTTACATTGGTTGCATCTCTATAAGTTCCCTCTGGTTGATACCTGGGATCATTATCTGAATGCATCCCTTTAGGAAAAGTTTTAGTCTTACCTTCCATCCTAATAGTTTAATAATCCATTGAATGTTTTAACAGGAATTAGAGAATTCCATATTGAACCCACTCTTTCCCATTCTTGAGGTGTAGGCATATTATCATTTCCTCTAGCTTGACCACAAAGCCAATACCATCTACTTTCAAGATCTTTATAGACATACTGAGGCAGTTTACCATTAAAATATTCTATTGACTTATATTTCCACATTATATAAGAAGCAATAGCTTCTTCATGGCCTTCTTTTATTAAAGGATACCCAAGAACGTCAACTTCTAAAAAATAATATGATATAGTTATTTTTGTACTATCAGCTAAATTTACATTTATATATGCTGGGGCAAGAGGAGTTGTAGTTGTAGGAGTTGTCATACTATCACCTCCATTATCAATATAATATCTTGATGCAGAAGGAATATTGTCTTTAGTAAGTGATGTTGAATAATTAGGATTTGAAGAAGGCTCTTTATTACCTCTAAAGGTAGCAGATGTAGGCTCTAAATAATTACCATCTTCATCTTGAACATCTATAATACTAATTAAATTATTAGGAAGCGCAACTCTTTTATCAGTGATTGTTAAATCCAACTCCATTCTAGGAAAAGTATCACTACTACCTATAAATCTCATAGCATCAAAAGCCCATTCAACAAATGAATCTTCATATCTTTTAGGATTCCTTAATTCTAAATTTCTAGCAACATTACCTATAACTCGCTTAACACTTGTGCGTGTATTTGGATTAATACTCATTGTTATTCATTTTTTTTATTGCCTTCTTAAAACGACTTAATGGAAGTATTTTACAAGTGAAAAATTTATATTTACTACCCCAATTTATTGTATAATAATAATCGTCTAAAATAGGAAATCTTTTTTTTATTAATTTTTGCTGTTTATTACTTTCTTCAATATCTGTTCTATAATGAAACGCTCTTTTATGTAAGTTCTTCCCAATAAAAATATAACCCATATTCATTGGTAAGTGTATTAAATCTAACCTTTCTGTTAAATCTCTTATCACAATTTCCCAGAATTTTTTAATTACAGCGTAATATTCTTTAAATAATATAACTCCTCCTTTTTTACCAAAACGTAAATCATCTTTTATAGAATGATAAATATCCTTAATACTTATATATTTATGTTTATATTTTCTAGTAATAAACATTATTTTTGTGGTTGTTTCGCTTGTGATCTTGTTTTAACTACACCAGAAGAATCATTCATTTCATCATGTGGTGCTTGTAATATCATAGTAAGCTCTTTTGTTAATACAGATTCTATAAGAGGCTGTATCAATTCTGGAGGTACTGGATAAGGCTGTCCATCAGTATATTCTGGCACATCTCTAGGATCAGCAAATACAGCATAAATTCTACAATGTGTATAAGTATCAGCATCAAATACTGCAGTTGCATCAGGGAACATTATAATATTACCGCCAGTAGCAGCAGTTAATGTAGTTGATGTTGGAACTGTAGTTCCTGCTGGAGATTCACCTGTTTTTCGCAAACTCACAGGTCCACCACCTCCATAAGTATATTTGCCAAAAGCATCATTTCCATGTGTTAAAAAATATCTTTGCATGGTCCCAGTAACAGCGGCTCCAGGAGTAAATCTATTCCATTGATCATATTCTTGTTTATCTTGTGTTGTAGCCTGACATGCTATTCTAGCAGAACCTTCTTTAGCAATTAATTCTACTCTATCTACTCCTCTTACATTGTTAAATTGAATTATTGGAGGAATAGGAGCATTTATAGCAACACCAATATATAAAGGTTCTGGAACTGCATTTTTTACTAATGGAGATGTATAAAGTTGAAATGTTTGAGGGTGTATAAATTTACCATTTGAGGTATAATTCATAAGCAATTGAGCCCTATGATAGTGTACCCAATGCTTAATTTGTTTTATACTTATTAACTCATCATCACTAGCATATCCTCCTCTAGCAATATTTCTTATATTATAAGCTATTTCATTTATTGATGCCATTCTACAAAGATATTAAAATTTAATCAGACGAATCTGATGATTTACAGTTTGTTCTGCATTTCCTCTACTGCTTGTACTTGGTATGCATCATCTTTAGTATTAGCCATTAATTTTCTAACTGCAATATTTACAATCTCTTCATGTGTGTGATCTGGTAAATTTTCTATATCGTCAGAAGATTCATCCCATGCTAAATATGTTAATCTCATTGTAGCAATGCTTGAAGTAGTTATCGTAGTTGGATAAAGAAATATACCAGAATCAGTTAATGTACATGCTGGATCTGCAAGACTTGGAGCATTGAACGGATCAGAACGCAATGCTTCATGGTCATCAATTTGTATCATTTTTACAGCAGCACCATTTATAGTCAAACTCAAAAAATGTCTATAATCAGATGGTAATGCAATACTATTATTAGTAATTGTTAAAGATGTGCTTATACTCACTCTTGTTCTTAGATTATCTCTATTCTTTTGAGACTCTTCAAATCTAAGATAGTTTTTATCAATAAATTCTTTTATGGAAAGTTCTAAAAAACTTGCTATTTCTGCATCAGTAAAATATGGAGCACTTGCGTTATCTAATAATAATCTAATTAAAGTTGTTGCAGTAGTAGTTGTTAGATTAGCCATTAATTATTTTATTGTTTATCATCCATCAATTCTTTCATAGCAGAAGATGGTTTAGATTTAGTAACCTTAACCACTTCTTTTTTAACTTCTTTCTTAGTGTCTTCTAAAACAACTTCTTTTCCAGTTCTTAATTGATGTTTTAATAAAGCATAAACGTCAGCATTATCTTTTAACCAGATAATAACTTGATCATCTGTTAATCCAATATTATTAGTTCCGTGTTTCCAAACTCCATTTACTTTATTTAATACATCTTTATCTAAAGCTTTCTTTAAGAATACACGATGTTCTCTATCTATATCGTTTAATAAACTTAAAAAGTTTTCAGGTGATGTATTTGCATATTGAATAACTCTAGCTTTTATTAACATATCATCTAAATCAAGTCCTACTCCCATTAGCAAAGCAATATCTCTAATTTCGTTAAAGTTTAATTTAGAAGCAATTGTTATAGCTTCAGCACTTTTTAATGCAGTTTCAGCTGATTTCTCTTCAGTGGCTCTCATGTCATCAACAGTAAATCCAGAAATTAATGGATGATCTTTTATAAATTCATAAACTCTTTTATCATCTTCATTATTGATATCTAAAGATAATACAGCGTTATTCATTTCAAAACCACTAATCTCAAGTCCATTAGGATCTACAAGTTTAACAATTTTTCCTTTACTGTCTTTGTAAGTCCCAAACTTACAATAATTAAATTTTGCTGGGTTTTTCGATTTAATTAAAACTACGTGTCTCATTTTATAATAATTTTGGTTAATACTCTTTATTCTTCAGACAATCTCTTGCCTTGCTTTTCTTTTACTATTTTCCCATTTTCAATCCAAGTTTTATTTTGAGAAAATGAATTCCATTTAAAACTTGATTGACCTCCTATATGAAAAGGAACCTTTTTTGCTTCTAATGGATCGTTTGTTACATCTACAACTTTACCATTTCTAACTGCATAAATTCTTTTCATATTGCAAAGATAAGAATTTTGGGGGAACCGAAGTCCCCCCGAAACTCAAAATTTACATATTGCTATGAGGTTGTTATACCGTTAGCAATTGATGATCCACCGTGCATCATGCAATAGAAACCACCAACAGAAATCAATTCAATATTATCTCCAATCTCAGA